CGCCACTACAAGATGCCTCTACTGTAAAAACGCCTTTGCCCTGAATTTGTACTTCAGATGATGATACCATGTCAAATAGCGTTGCATATCCTGTCCAGTTCTGAAACCCCAATATGGAATTAGCAGGTATTGAAAAAAGCCCACCCGACCTAGGAGTTGACGTTAAAAGAGGACCCGAATCCTTAATTATCCCGCAACCTATTACAATTTTTGAAATACCAAACCAGCATCGGTTAGCAACTATGTTAATTTTGGACGTTGTTAAAATAACTTCCGAATCTTCGCACAAGATACTATCGCCGACCTTTGGCTGTCCCATTATCGATACAGATTTAAAATATGAGAAATTAATAGACTTACTATTAGGATTTATTAAATTTATTGTGCCCTGCCCAATCCATGCTTTGAAGGGCATATCAGCGTCAAGAGTTGCAGTATTCCGTCCACTACTAGAAATAGGTAGCTGTATCTTAGTCAGTTTTCTTGCGGCAAGCATAGTACGGACATCGGCCAGGTTATTTGACGGATGCTGTGCTGTGCCTATAGGTTCTGTGGTACCAGCCTCGCCACTGACAGAATCGAACCAGATAGCATCGTCTGTGTAGATGTAACCACTTCCGCCTGATACTCCCACGAAACCCGTCTTTACGTTCACCTTTTTATTACTCGCCTTTACGTTAACTCGCATTTAAGCCCCTCCCTTCGCTACCTCTGCCACAACCACCGCGAACGGTATCAATGTCAACCGCACATCTGGATCATCTGATTTTGTGACTTGTATCTCCCCTGAGAAGTTGCCTACAGTTGTAAAATCGCCTTCCACTAGCGTATAGGTGCAAACGCCGCTTGCCGGAGTCGCCGACGCACAAACGCCGTCAAGCAGTACCACGTTTGGCTGTCCAGCCTCCCAAACGACGAAATAGATAGCATTGTATGGCGTGAAGTCAAACTCCGAGCCATCATCCTCGTTCGTGCAAGTAAACGTTATCTCGTATCCGTAATCGTTGACCGATATTCTCAGTGGTTCATCCATAACGCCTCTTTTCTTAGCCGATGGTTGTCTTTATCCAGCCCCACACAGTTACACTCGTCCCATAATTGCTAACTAGATAGGTTGATCCGGGCGGAACGATGAATGAAACGGGGATTGTTATACTCTTACCTATAATTGCCGCTACTCCTACGTCATCTATAAAAATCTCCGCCGAAGGCGTTGGAGTAGCATTAGCGCATACCAGAGTTATAAGTACAAGGAGGGGTTGCGTTGATGTGTTAGTATATTGTGTATTTATCACACACGTTGGATGCGACACCGCCGCCGTATTCGCCATGAGGCCGTTCAAGTCCGCAGCATGTAATTCAGTATGAGCAGTGAATCCACCAGACATATTCCCTCCTTAACCTAATAGTGATGTGCCGTCGAGTATGCCATAGACAGGATCGTCAAGCATAAAATATGATGACCCGCTACCGCCACTGCCGTATATGTCCATTTGCACGATCAATTTCGCACCTAGTGGCGCTTCATTTACGTGCTCGCAGATGTTCGCCACTTCAAGCACGACCTCGCTGCCATGTTGAATAGGAGGCGAGGCCGCTATATCATGGTCACTTCGGAGAGCGAACCTTGTGTATCCCCCCAGGTTAATGAGCGCTAACCCAGCCGCGTTCAGGGGCAAATAGACCTGTCCTGCGCCACTAATGATAATGATGATATAACCTATCGTGCCTGATGTGGTGATGGTAGAAGTGCCTGCGCTGACTAGACGTGGGCTGCCTACCGATACCATCGTTCCGCTATAGATTCCGGCTGTTGCGCCTGAAGGCAAAATTAGATTAAAGGTGCCTGCGGTTGCAATGTCTACCACATTCATGCCGGAATAGAGCTGTTGTGGGCTGCTATTCGCCAATACTCCCAAACCATTGGAGATATACATCGTATCGGTTGGAGAAAGGGAATAATCTGTAGACATCGGGCAGATCAGTTGGGGTGTATTTAACGGTGTAGTCTGACTGAGTAGTTTGCCAAAGTCCGAGAGCTGCAACCCATACGATGTAGTGCCGCCCACTGTAAGTTTAATAGCGTGGTTTGTGCCACCAGGGAAATTGTAAATTGTATCTACTTCATAGGTTCCAGGCGTAGAATAGGTTTGAGGATTCGTTACGGAAAAATAAGAGTTTGAAAATGTAGCCGTAGTGACAATTACGCCCGGTGGCACTATTAAGAAAAACGAACCTGCACCTGCGGCAGGCGTAGGATTCTGCACCAATTCGGGATAATTTTGCCCATATGTCAAGGTAAGAGGAGATGATGTGTCTAGCGTCCCTGTTCCGTTCTCTAACGTCGCATTCCAAGCTGGGGCCACTGTGCCAGGGTCAACCACACAGAGACTAAAGGGTCTGTTGTCAACTTCTTGTCCCTCTTCGATGTTTAGTGCTATCCACGCATTAAGGATCGCAGGGGTTGACGGTATTAGTGTTGTGTCAAACTCGATATACGCACGATAGACTTTGTGAATATCCTCAGAATAGGTGATTTGTTTCGCATATTGGCCCACTATAAGAAAATCACTTTGGCTATCCGTATATACATTTGTCGCATTACTCGCCGCTTGTGCATCTGCATAACTATTAACACCATCACCACTTTTCCAATACCCATCATGTGACGCCGACAGTACCATGAACGCATCCGAGTTCCACAACTCGTATGTCGTTTCCCATCGCTCGCCGACCTTCCATTCGTGGTGTATGGCCTCGATGTTGTAATTCACAGCGTTAATGTTCGCCGGATTGTCGGTAGAATTGAGTTGTAGGGAAATGCACGTTGCAAGGTCAAATAAGATAACGTTTTTCCAAACGCTGCCCGTCGGATCGCCGTCGGGGAAGACCATGAGACCTTGTGACCTTAAAGCAGACGATTGGTATCTGTTTTGAATCTTGAACGCCATGCACCAAGCGTCGTTAATATCGAATAACAGGCTGCCAGTGTCGGAATACTTCCGGGGGCCGTTTATCATCAGGTTTGTTGTCGGCGGAGGGTTAAGGTCGGTGGGATTGGAAATGTCCATGTTTCCCACTTGAACGCCCGGATGAATCGCGTTGCCGTCAATCTGAGCGATGTTGTAAACGTACTGATCATCGTCTACGAAGTCAGGAGAGGCAATCTGATACGGCGTGAATGTTGTATCTTTGAAAGCGGCTTGAGGCTGATAATATGCAAGCGTGTTCAGCCGCGTGTAGGCGTCCAAGAACACGAACGCGCCATTGGCCGCGATGAACACCGAGCCCTGTTCGGCCTTTGCAATATCGTTAAAATGCTGCTGTAGATTAAGTGTTTGGGGAGAACTGCTGCCACTGGCCGCTTTAAGGTCAATAGCGTCAATTACGACCTGTCCTATGGCAAGCCCGACATCGGGGTATCCGTCGTATGTTGCCCCCCTGCGCATGAGGGTGTCCGCCGGTGGGAAGCCGATGATATCCAAGAGGAAATTGAGCCTATCTCCGCTAATCTCAGGTGCTCGATAGAACGGATAGAGAAACGGGAATGATGGTAAATCGTAATATGAGAACGTCTTAAATATATCCGATATGCTGATGGTGACTATCGGAGACTTGCCAACTTGCGTGTCTATCCATCCGGGCTTGATTTGTTCGATAATCCCCGTGAATATAGGGATAGGAATATCTCCAATCAAACCACACAACTGCACCAAGGTCACCGGCCGGAATGCGCCCGGTGCTATATTCGGCGGAAGTGTCACAATCGGCCCAAATAACGGCGACGCGGTATTGTATCGCCAATATTTGCCAGAGGAGTTCTCTAGCTCTAATGTTAATGTGCCAGCCTCGATACGATCCGCCTGATGCTGGCGGCCTCGGCTCGTCTTAAAAGAGATAATGTCACCTTGTATCTGGTTAGTCCATATGCTGTCTTCTGTGCCATAGGGAATAGTAGTATCAGATAATATAGGAGCATTTATGGCGATATTCAGAAGCAGGTTCGGCATTAATGTACTCCCGTAACGAGAGCGTTTCTGTTCTGTGTATAGATGAGGCTAGACCGTACTGAGTTTGCTACGGCGTTGCCGTTCAATTCTATGTTGTGATTTACTGTTTGCACAGAATGACCGGCGTGTGATTCCTTGCTTGCGAATGTAGCCACGCCGACCGCTGCCGCCGCGCCTACTCCCAGCATGGCGATCCCGCCCCACCCGGAGAACGCCTTGGCCATAATCTCGGCTAACTGCAAATCCTTCAGCCCTTTAACCACCATGCCAATGGAACTCAAAAAACGCATAGATGAGCCTATAGCCATTGCAATGCCGCCAACCATAGTAACCCACCGGCCTGCATTCTTAATGGCCTGATTTCCTGATTCCTGCATCGCTATGCCGACTCCCAGCGCAGCGGTTCCTAGTTGGGTCAACCCTCGGCCTAGCTCGCGGAAGGCCGCCCTGTTGTTTAATAAAATATTATTGGAATTAGTCGCCGCAGTGCCCACGCCAGCAAAACCAGCCTCGACTTGGTCGGCACCGTTAATGGTGATGGCTATGTTTAACGCTGTGTCTGACATTATCCGTACACTACCGATCCGACTTTTTTACCGCCCATTGTGGCTGTGATAGTGCCCTGTACTTTATTGCTGGATTTCTCGTATTTTGCCACGCCAACCGCCGTTCCAGTGGCAAGAGCGGCTCCAAATCCCAGTGCAGCCCAACCCCACGGCCCGGAGAACGCCTTAGCTAATATCTCCGCTTGTGTCAATCTTTGCAGAGCCTGTGTAATCATTGTGATCGAGCGGATAAACATAGCAGCCGAGCCGATAGCCGACATTATGCCGCCTGCCAACATTACATATCCGCCTATATTAGATACGAGCTGATTGTGCGACTCTTTGAGGGACACGCCAACCATTAGAGTGGCCGTCCCTAATCGCATCATGCCCCTGGTAAGCTCGGATATAGCCATCTTGTTTTCTACTAATGTCGATGCCATGCCAGTGGAGGAGTCACCAACACCGCCAATGGACTTAGCTACCGCTTCTCCGCCTGTGGTGCTCATTGCCACGCCTAATGCTGCTTCCGACATTGTTTCCCTCAGATATCAAACTTCCCGCCGTAGCGGGCAACCGACAAGACTTCTTTGCAAATCACAACATACTGTAAGAGGTTTTCCGATGTTTCCTCTAACTCTAAAATGCTCGGCCTCCAATCGAGGTGAGCTAACAACGATGCTTCTGCTATCTCAGTTGGAATAGTGTATCTTTGGGGTTGCATTAAGGCAACATAGTATTGCTCCGCAAGTGCCCGGAGTCTGCCACGGCTAAAGGGAAGTACAGTTCCCCCAATATAGCACAGATAGCAAGGCGCTTGGGCTCTGATATCTCGTCGTCGAGAACCTTCTGTGTGACTCCGCCGAATGACCACGCCTTGACCTGTCCCAATATCAAGATATCATCCATCTTTGAATCGTCCGCAGGTGTCAAAATAGCCGCAAATCTCTTTTGCAGTTCTAGTGGAGACACATTGGTAGGCAGTTGTGCATCGTAGGGCTTTCTGATAGTCCTGATGTCCACTGTCGTTTTATGCTTCAGCTCCAAAAGAGCCTCTATCCATTCCCCATCAAATTCACGCTTGACTGTCGGTATCATGGTTCCTCCCTTTATGCAGCAGAGATTATTACTCCGCCGTCTACCTTAAACTCTACCTTGAACGTAATGGCATTGCCGACTTTGCCAACTAATGTAAACTTAGGAGCGTAACAATTCCCCGTGATGATGGTATTGCCGGAACCTGCCACATTGCCCGCAGGCGCAATTACGAAGGACACCGGCGTATTCCCGGTAGCTATAGTGCCCCTATTGTTCCAAATGCCGGTCGGGACACCAGCGTTGCCGATAGAAAGGAACACGTCTTGCGTGCCGTCGCTTGTGACCTGAGAGAACGTCCATGTGCAATCCTGATTAGCATCTATATTCAGAAGCCATCCGGGTTGAACCGTCGCGCCGGATAACTCAACCCAACCGCCAGTCGTTGGATCGAGGTAGAGCGCAGCATCGTACTTTGTTGAGATACTAGCTACCATAGCAGACCATGCTTGCAGTTGCCCTGTGTAGGTATAGGCGTTCCAGCCTGTCTTAAGCGAAACGGATATTGTGCTAGTGGCAGATGCTGCCTGATTGTACAACATCGTCAACGTGAAAGCCGATGTATCTATCGACGGCGAGTAGCGAGTGCCGCCGTTCGGGGCTTGAGCCGAGACGCCATAGCCGAAGGTAGTTGTGTCATTCAGTTTTGTTTCACCACTGAACTCTACATCTGTGACATATTGCGAAATGTCAACGGCATTAATGACAGCCTTGATTCCTACTGAATCCAGATACGGGGCATAATTGATATTTGTCATTGTTTTCTCCTTAAACCGTATATACTTCCAAGGTCATTTCGACTCCCAGATAAGGCTTGCCGTTAAACATATATCGTCTGGCCGGACTAGCGCCCGTCAAGTGCGCATGTGAGGCATCAGGCAGTAGGACATTGTCAGGAATAGCAAATATCGCCGCTCGGATACTGTTCTGGCCTGTAGAGTCAGTGTACGTGTCTAAGACCTTTATTGAGTCCTCTGTACGCGTGCCAGCGGGCATCATTGTCATTACGCTAATAATAAAATCCATTCTGCTCAGCGTTTGTGAGAACGTAATCAAGTGCGACACGTTGGTATAGCGCAGATAGATGAACGTGTTCTCGTTGGGGTTGCTCGGCATATATGGATATATCTTTAGCGCAGGGTTGATGTCTTGAAGCGCCTCCACTAATTTAGCCCTGATACCTGCTATGCTCATTTAACGTTACCGCCCTCAAACTTCGTCTCTATGTCCGCCGCTAGTTGGTCAAGCGCGTTCTCTAGTTTCCAATCCACTAACCAGTCGAATGCGATCTGAAACATGTGATGACCGTACGTGCCGCGCATCGCAATCGCATACTGTACGGCGAAGACATTCATGCTATGCCGGAAGGCCCACTCATTTAAGTTAGTCCATGATGTCCAATGGGGATCGGTATCTTCCTCCACACAAGGAGCGTAATCAACATCCGTCGAAACCTCGCCATAGAGCGGCATAGGTGACGGGTCAATCTCCCCTAGTATGTTGCCAGACAGAAAGCCATTATCGACAGGCGTCTTATCCATGACCATTTCTTGTGTGTCGGGGATGATACCCTCAAAGAACTTGCGTAACGGATCGCTGAGCAATTCGGGGAGTATCTCGGCGAGATTGTCCGCACCACTTATCGAAATATCAACTTCCATGTTACAACCCCGATGCGGTAGGTCTACCAGTGTCACGAGTCACGTATATTTCCGATACCCAGCCGCACCACCTGCAATGGCGAATATGGTCAATGGACTCCTCTAACGCATACCCACACCTAGGACAATCAGGCCGCTTATATGGCTGCATAGCATTGCACCCGCGAATCATGCCGCTAATTTCGTAGCCGATCTTCCCATTATCGGTCATGCTAGTCTCCTACCCATACCGCAGTGTGTTCGCGCCTATAAGGTTTGAGTAATCGCTCAGCATCGTTACTGACGGGCGCGTTGCCAGTACCAGTGACGATATTCCCCACTGCTCCGCCCGACGATAGACGTTTGTTATACTCGTCCTTCGCCATGATAAGGCAAGCGCGGTTAATGTCAGCAGGATATTGCGCAACGTATATCTCGGAACCAGTGTGGCCAGCAAGCATAGTCCCCATTGTCGCTCTTAATACCAACGCCACATCCATCGCAGTATAGACTTGCAAAATGTACATCATCTCCGTGTCAAGCATGATAGTCATTCCGGCTGAGAGTTTGCCCGATGATCCAGCTGGCAAACTCAATGTATACCATGCCGTAGGAGTCCAAAATGTTATCGGGAATTTGTACGTGAATGCGTTGGTTTGCGCGGCTGTCATTGGCGTTGTTATCGCTATCCCGCTATCCTCGAAGGCATTATTATAGACATCGGGGCCGTGACCCCAAACACCTTGAATTTTTATATTGCTACGGAATCCGGCGTAGAATGTGCCGTACTGTCCGTTCCAATTGACCTCGATAGTCGTTGTGGGCGTCCGATTCAGCGGATAAAGAAACATATCCGGCGGCGTGTTTGTCGCGCTGTAAGTGAGCGAATATATTCCGCTTCCCGTAGGGTCAACAGACATCGAAGTAAGCGCATAAAGATCGTCGTCTAAGACTATTCTTGATGCTTGGCCGTCGAAGTAGCGCGTATCATTGCAGAGATAGAAGAACCTGTTGCAAATACGGTTACATCGTTTCGAGCTTTCCTCAAGCAAAGACAATAGCGTAGCGTCGGAAGCGGTATCCGTGATATTTAGCCAGCCTACGTCCTTCAACTGCGCCAATGTCGCATAGCTAAATCTAGTTTGGAGCGTCGGGTAGTACATCATAATCACCTACGATGCAGGCGTTAAAACTTTTATCCAACTTGTGCCGACGAGGATATATCTCCAGCCGGTATCACTCGCGAAGAATGTCGAACCTTGGGGAATATAGGTTGTCGTCATCCCCGTCATTTCCGCTGCTGTCCCTATGTAATTATTGATAGCGCCTACCATTATAGCTGCCATGTTTCACCTCGAATAAAATAGGGGCTGTGCTTGTTAGCACTTCCAGCGCGCCCCCAACGCTTGCTATTCGGTTTTAGTGAGGTACATCTACGGTCAAGCCATACGGCGCATACGTTGACACAATGCCCGTATAGTTGCCATTCCAGATATCACCCGTTGCGCCTGGTGTGTAGAGCGTGAGTCCATACGTGCCGCCAAGTGTGTTCTTGGTCACGACGTTGGCTCCCGAACCTGTCCCTGACAGGTCAATAGCCTTAGTTGTAACTGCGCTGCCAAATGTTCCATCAGCGGCAAGTCCGTTTATAAAGTGCTTGTTGCCTTCCAAGAGACACGTTCTGCCGGTGATATTGATATCCTGAACGCAACTGTTGAAGGTGTTATTTTTAATCTTCCATGCGGAGTGAGCAGTCACGCCGGAGTTATCAACACCATAGATGGCCTTACCTTGAGAGAGCGTGTTCATGGATAGGAACTCATTCTCGCTAATCTCTACGTTGTCGCATGGCGTATCGTTGTAGATAGCCGTATATGAACCTGCTTGCCCTTGGAAGCGGTTGCCGACGATTCGAGTATAGGAAGCCACCGAGGTCAGGAAAATGCCAGACGGAACACCCGATGACGTGTAGATGACGGGTTTGATCTTAATGTTGAAGACTGAACAATAAGCTGCATTCAGTTTCAAGCACCACGAACCCGCCACTGTCGGCGCTGTCCATGTTGCCTGAGCAGGGCCAGTCCCTACACCAATGAACCTAACACCCGCGACAGAGCACGTCACCGCCTCGCTAAAGGCTGTACCGTAGATGTAGATAGTGTCGCCCGCTACTGCCAATGCGACCGCTGCCGCAATAGTAAGAAGCGGCGATGCCCATGAAAGGCCGTTATTGAGGGTATCTGAGCCCGTACTGCCATTCACGTAATAAGAGGTGCCTTTTATAGCGCCGATCTGAACGCCCGCAGGCGCGATTGTTAATAGCGCTGCACCTGTTAAGGAATCGGTAAAGACAAGGTTGCCATTAACAAATTGAGACCCTACATTTTCTCCGTTTGTCATTGTTCTACTCCTTTACACTCTATCGGAGAGAGTATCGCCCTGTGTTTCACAGGGAAGGACATCGCTCTTATTTCAATGTCCTTCTTAGGCGGCAGGGAGCCCCTACGTTTCCGAGGAGCCCCCTGTAACCCATTCTTTTTCATGTTAAGTAAACAGACTCGTGCCTGACCCGTCCTTGGTGGTTTTCTGTGGGTAGCGCGGCTTCACGATAGCGTTTACCGCAAGGCCGACGGCGGTTGCCGAGCCTCCTCTGGTGACAGTGAGCTGCACATAGGGATAACCCTGCGTCAACTCCTCGGAAGCGATGTCGATGATTATCGACTTGTTGCTATCCGCTGCGTTGGCGAAGTTGATGCCAGTGGCTAAGCCGACGTTTGTCAATGCACCCATAGTATCGGTGCCAGCCGCGGCACTCTTGGCGTACCTAAAGGGTAGGTCTACATCGGGCGCTGTCGCTTTGGCTGTTGCCGAGCAACCAACTGTGATAGTATAGTCGGCGGTTCCCAGTGTGCCAACACTAACGATGAACTCTATGGCTTCCACCATCCCCATGTTAACGCCGGGAGTGTAGAAAGTCGCGGGGTTAGTAGCTGGCGCTGACACCGGCAGGAAAAAAAGGTTCTGACTTAATATCTTCATTTCTTTATTCTCCTTAACTTTCTTTGACTTATTGCCTGATTGCAAGTGCGACGATGGGGCTCATTTTTATAGACCCCTTGAACGGCGTCAGGGTGCTGTTCCACATCGGCATACCGTTAGATCGGTAAGTCCAGCGGAAGGCGGTCTCATCCGTGATGAACTGCACGTGAATGGAGGTTGCGAAGTTGATTCCGCCTTTCTCGCCCAGCATGTACTGTTGCGGATCGAATAGCATGATGTCGCCGACTGCGCCAAGCGCGGAACATTGCTCAAGCACGTTTACGGGGCGACCCTTGAGCCGCATCCGACCATCTTCAGTGATACCCATATTCAGGGTCATATAGACGGGTATGCCGCCAGTGCCGACTGCGAGCGAGAGTTGGTCGAGCTGCGATTCGCACTCCTGGTTAATAAACCACTCCGCATTAGAGCGGGAAGGTGCGTACATCGACTGCCACATCTTTATGACGTTTTGAGTCACTATAGTGGCAGCTTGCTGGTTTGTTTCTTTCGCTACAGAGTATAGAGCTGGCGAGTTCAGAATGCCCAGTGGCTTGCCTTGCCCATCGCCTTCTATGATAGCGTCATCCATCTTGAAGCCGAACTCTTCCGGGAACCACATATTTATGAAGCTCTCAAGCTGTACCGCGTCCTGAAGCAGCTCGTCGGTGCAGTAGCACATGCATATGAGCTTCTGAAGCTCTAGGCTTATCTGTCTGATGCCCGGTTTGGAAGCGGTAAGGGTGCCGCCTTCTCCCAGCCAGTAGCCTCTGACTCC